GTTAGCATGTGGTGGGTGTTTGCCACAGTTTGCATCGCTGCTTGCGTGTTTGCAACACTTTCATTAAAATGTTCAGCATCTCGGTAAACTTTACCAAGGAATTTCGCCGCTCTTCTAACAACATCAGGGAACATACCGTATTCGGTCAAAAAGAAACCTGCAAACTCTCCAATTTCAGAAGTATGAATCTTCATATTATGTCTCGTGAGTGAGAGTAACTTTGCACCGCTATCTTTCATAATTGCAGAAACGCAATTGATTGCAATGTCGTCACCCTTAACTAACGTCATAAAATTGTGTTTGAAATCAAAGAGGAGGTAAGTGAATGCTAGGTTGCAGATGGTGTTTTCAACCAGTGTGAACGGGTTACCGCTGAATTGTTTCGAATTGCCTGACAGCGTTGTTAAGCCGTTCTGACCATAGTTTCTCATTTTCCAAGTCTTACGGAAATTAAGGTACCAATCACACAACCACTGCGGTGCACCCATAATGAGTAACAATCTGTAAGTAACTCGAACAAATGCATCGTTAAACATGGAATCCCATTCAGAAAAGTCATTGCAGAACCATGTACCCTCATTCTTCTTTATGCGTAGATACGCAGCATTAACATCTTGGTCACTACCTGTTGTGGCGAATATTATGTGTGGGGCCAACTCTCCTGTTATAGTCACCATCTTTGCCATGAGTGCGCGAGCATATGCTGATAGAAGCAAGTTGACACGTTTACTCATCGAAGCAATACCTTGCCCAACTTTATCGCTGGTATCCCACGCATCATTTGGGTCGAATTTGCATTGTGCCTTGTTCATGAAAGTTATTTGTTCATGAAATGGGGCAAATGGTTGCTCGATCTCCTTTAATACACCAGGATTACGATTTGATTTCAATTGCAAAGATTTAATGTATTCCTGATAGTGGAAAGATAAGAAATGCTCGTCACATTCCATTAGCTTGAGGAATTTTGAAAATTTATCTTTGCCTGTTATCACATCTGACAACATAAGAATCATGTCCGAAGAGAGTTTATTGATGGCTTTCTCTCCTTTAATCGCCTCACCTGTGGGCCGACTATATCTCTTAATGAGCGTAGCAACTGTTGCTTTGGTGTCGAATGAAACTTGATTTTTAATGTACGCACGATCAGGCACGATCTGGTATCCGGTTAGCTTCTTGAAAGACGGAGCTACGGCAAACTCGTTGGTCATGAGTGAACCGGTCTCCACTGGTGGTAAAATGTTTGGCTGAATAAAAGCAGTCGTCTCTGGTTGATTCACGGTGTTAGTGAAGTTATCCAAGACGTTAACGGCGATGGCAAGGGATGAATGATCCTCTACGACTTTCTCATCAAACGGAAGCACAGGTAAGGCAGCTGTTTCCATTGGTTCTTTAACGATGTTAATGTCGTTTACCAAGGTAAGCGCACTTATACCTTCATATGTCTCCATGGTACTTCCCTTGAGGAAATAATTTGCTGTTAGGTAGTTGTGATCACCAGCAACAATAACCATTTTCTTACCTCGAGTTAGAGCAGTATAAACCCACTCATAACGGTTAATCAAATTGGATGCAACTGAATGTGAATCGATGTAAAATACCACATAGTCGCACCTCGATCCTCCGTATGAGGTAACTGTCTCAACGTTGTACCCTTTTGCATACAATTCATCAAATGTGTCATGATTGAAAGTGATGATCTTAAACTTTTTATCATCTTTAAATGACTCAATTGGTGAAGTGCAAATGAATAAGCCGTTCACTACCTTCGACAAAGTCTTTATGCCGAAGTTGAGCTTCGAGTTCAATGCAGCGCAAATGTCCTGAGGAATTGCGTAAACAGTCTTCTTGTTGTTAACAACACCAAAATCTCTGATCTTCTGAGTGTCGTTGTCAGACATGTGTGGTGGAATTTGATGGACATCACCGATTATTATGATCAGCGATTCGCGTGAGCAGATGTGGATAAGATCGATGTACCTCTTATCAAACTGACTTATCTCGTCAATAACAATGAAAGGGGGCTTATCTTTAACAGCTCTCGAAAGGGCAATGTGTTGCGTTACAGACGTCACATGATGTTCTCTAATGTGGGCATCCCTCAGTTCTTTGGTTGGCGCAATCCAAAGGGCGTCGTTGTACTTGATTGCAGCGTCAGTGGTCTTTGAAGCGCTTGCAAAGCCAGTGATGGCGTGGATTGTATATACCTCCTTCTTCTTCATGTCCGCTTGAATGTATGCACAACCTTTCTTAACATCTTCGAGAGATATATCAGCCAAGAAGAATTTCAAGAAGTCGTGAACTTCGCCGTAGCGACACTGCATCCGATGATTTGTCTCGTAGATTGGTGGTGGCATATTACTATCCTTGCCAGCCACGCCAGTGAAACCTGTGAATATATGGTAGATTTCACCGTTTGTGTCGAGGGGTTTAAAACTACTATACCCTTTGAAAAGTGGAGCGAATGGTTCGAAGAAAAAGATATTTGC